AGTTCCATCCGTGGCTTCCCTCGACCGTGCCCGATCCGGCCAGTTCCAATCCGGCGTGCAGCGATCCCGTAAATGGCTATGGCAGTCCCTGCGGCCTCACCTATCCCGGACCTCTGACGCCCGCGCCTAATTCGAGCAACGTCAAATTGATTCCATTCTCGATCACCGACGATCAACACGGCGACATGGAGTGCGGCTACGGCAGCAACGATCTCTGCCCTCCCATCCTGTCCACGGCGTTGGTATGTGGGCAGGCAGGAAGCGGCGTGGGAGGAGCAGCCTGCCCATCCGAGTACAGTTCCTTGTGGGATGACGAGATCATCGCGGCGCAGAACGCAGCCACTCAATCCTCGCCCGGCAACCTGGTGGGAGCGGGATGCGTATACGATTCGACGGCAACACCTGTTGGCTGCATTTACCGTCTGATGCACAGTGTAAGCTCGGGATCACATTATTCGCTTACCGTGCAGAACGCGGAGGGCAGCGCATCGAGCGATGGACTGTATTACATCTGGCCGAGCGACTGGAATCTGACTCTTGGCTGCATGGATGGCACGACAACGAAGTGCCTGTCCAGTTGGGAGGCGACGGCACTAGCCGCCAGTGGCACCAACGTCACTTGGACGAATGACGGCTCCGGCAATATCACCATCAACATGCTGAACCAGTTCTGTCCGAAGAACGGAACGCAATACTGGTACGTCGCCAAGCCTACTCCACCCGCAGGCAACATCCAGTCGATCAGTTGTGGTCCAACTGCGGGAACGGTGAAGCTCACCGGGTTTGCTGAAGGATGGCTCAACAACCAGGTGCTGACGCTGGATGTGAACACGGCTAACAACTGGGGATGCGATTCAACCACGGTCAACGCCGGAACGTGTACGGCGTTCGTGCTCCATAACGTCTCTGGGGCGCAGGCTGGACCAGGAACGGAGACCGGAACTCAGAAGGCTACTCCCACCGCCTGCGGCTACGGGGTACCGTGCCAGCGAGCAGATGTGTTTATCGGTAAGTTGCAATCGTCACACCAGTAGCAAAACGAACTAAATGCAGTGCCATCTCAATACAAGTTAGATAGGGGAAGCTAGATGACAGGTGCAATTAGCAAGGCAGCCTCTGGGGTGATCGTGCTCGGAGTTTTAGGGGTAGGAGTTTCAACTGATTCAATTGCCGCGACCAAGGATATTGTTGAGGTTGCGATCGCGATTGCTGGAATGATCGGCGTGGCATACGTCATGCGTTCGGATGTGGCCGCGCTAAAGAAGTGGGCATTCGGGGAACAGGGCGCCGAGAGACGGCTTTCTGCAACCGAAAAAAACACTGCGGTGGTTACGGCGCTGCTCGAATCACACGACAACCGCCTTGGGCGAATTGAACGCAGAGAGGATAGTAGGGACTGACTATGCTGAAAAAAGTGATGAACCTCTACAACACGAATGCAAAGTTCCACAGCTTCGTCGTTGCTCTCGAATACGGCGCGGTGGGCTTTCTGAGCACATGGAACGGCGGCATTCCGAGTGGAAAGCAAGGTTGGATTGCACTCGCCGCGGGTCTCGCCGGTGCGGTGATCTCAGCCGGTAAGCGATGGGCTGCAACCAACGTCGCCACCGAGAACCTTACCCTCGTCGAAAAGAAATAACGTGAACTGTCTCTACACCAAATCAAGTGCGCAATTTACAGTGATTGCGCCAGCGGGCTTTCGTATTCTTTCGGCGATCGATCAGACTGCGGCCAAGCTTGGGGTTGATTTGGTTATCACGTCAGCTTGCGATGGGGCGCACTCCGGCCCGGATGACCCGCATCATCATGGCGAGGCTTACGATGTGCGTTCACACGACTTCACGGCAGATCAAAAAGAAAAAATACTGGCGACCGTGATGAACGTCCTCGGCTGGACATATTTCTTCGGATTCCTCGAGGCGGCAGGCACAGATAACGAACACTTTCACTTTCAGAGAAAAAAGGGGACGGTATACCCGGACCCTACTGCGAGCAGCGCGAGTGGTGTTGGTGGTGGTAGCTAAGTGGCTCTCTTCGAATTTCCTAATCCGGTAGCGTTCGTTGAGGCGGCAAAGAACGGCAGTCTCGAGCGAAGCATCGCCAATTCCCTGATCTCTGCTCTCTACTCGTCATGGATCTGTGGTATGTGGCGCGAGGGCTCTTCTAAATGGGCAGTTCTTACCGGCGCCGGGCAGGGTATGAAGGATGCTGCGACCGCGATGTATCTATCGCTTCGCGAACTGGAGGACAAGAATTTCCTGGTGCTCACCGTTCCACAAGACTTGCTCGAAGCAAATAACCTAAGCAAATTCCAAACTGAACTGAAGGAGAAAAAGTGATGAAATTCGTATCGCAAGTGTTGTTGTTTGTTCTCGTGTTGTGTGTTGCCGTCTTTGCGCAGCAGACTCAACCGCTACAGAACCTCTATGCGGCTGGCGTCTCATGGAACCAGGCTGGCTCGCCGGCGGTTGCTGGAACGGCGCTCTTTGCGCATCTGGTGAATGATGGCTCCGGTACCTACGCCTTTGGCGTCTACGATGCGCTCCCGCAGAACGTTCACCCGTTCACGGTCACGTCGAATGTGGGCATGGGCGTCGCACAACAGTTATTCAAGATTGGTAATACTCCAGTCTTCGTGCCGACTTCGGCAGGGATCTCGTTCACCGGCTCGAATACCGGATGGGCATGGAGTACAGGAGTGGGCGTGCCAATCAAACTGAAAGCCGGGAGTAGCTGGTATGCCATGCCGACCGTGCGCGTTATCAAGTCCTCGGTGGCTGGCGGAACCGGCTATCAGCCAGTGGTTTCTGTGTTGTTTGGTTGGGGGAAATAAAGGTTCGCGCCGCGGCATCACTGCGGTCGAAGGGGCTTAGAACTTTCTCGGGACTCGGAATACGACCGAAAAATATAAGCCCCGTTAAATTCTGGAGGGCATCATGTCACAGACGAATCCACGAGTAAGAAACTACGCGATCAACGCTCAGGGCGGAGCGATGACAAACATCCCGCTCACCATGATGAGCTCCAAGGTGGAAGTGATCGAAGACCCGAGCTACAACAACGGCGTCTTCCAGGGGTTGCAGGGCTACTACATCGACACGCAGCCGCCACAACCGCCAATCCCGATTCTGGCCCCTGGGGTGATTCCCGCACAGGCAGATCCGCAAGCGCTCCAAACTTGGCTCCCGCCGGTTGCCGGAGTCCAAGGACAAGCCTATGAGCCGATTGTCTTCGGTGGAACCGATGGCCGTGTCCACGGCGGTCAAGGCAACTATGTTGGCGCGAATGGAACGGTGATTCTCCAACTGACAACGAACTCCGCGAATGCTGGCGGCGTGATCGTTACTGAGTGGGATTAAAAGCGATGGGCTGGCCCTGGGTAAGCAGAGAACTCGTCGACGAACTTCGGAAGCAACTCGCGGCATCCGAAGCGGAGCGCAAGCACCTGCTCGAATTGTTGCTGGAAAAGCCGAAGGTGGTAGAACCGCCGAAGCCAGTGTTGGTTGCGGCGCCAGAGAAGGCGTCAGAGGAAGCGCCAATCAATTTCACTACGCCATTTGACCGCGTTCTAACCCGCTTCGATCACGCCAACATCGGCGGCGGAAAGCTGCCAAATCAGAAGTTCAAAGCGAGGGTCATGTAGATGGGCCTCTCAGTAGGCTTTAGCGCATCACCGGATATGTTGCCACCTCCACAGAACAACAGTGGAGGTCCGGCGCAGGATTTTGCCGAGACGAGCAAGGACAATCCTTCTCCGGTCGATCCGCAAAGCCTTTACTTCACACTCAACGACGTCACTCCCGAAGATCAGAAGATGCTCGTTGAAACCATCACTGAGTATCGGAGTGGTTGGGCGCAGGACCGCCTAGAGCGTTTCCGCCAGTGGATGCAGAACGTTTTCTACTGGAAAGGCGTCCAAGTTATTCGGTGGGATACGGCCACAAATTGCTGGTATGACGCGCTGGCTTGGGCTCGCTCCCAGGACAACGACAACGGCGAGGACACCGACCTCGAGCGCTGGATCAACCCGCTCACTCTGATGTTCTGCAACGTCTTTACCGGCACGATGAGCCGTGCGGTTCCAAAGACAATCATCAAGCCTCGAAACTCAGATCCAAGCCTCAAAGACACTGTGACCGCGAAAGCGGCCGTCGAAGCAATCCGCATCATTGAGCAGAAGAACCGGATGCGCAAGATGGTGCGTTCGATGTTCGAAATGCTCTACTTGTTCGGCTCCTACTTCCGCTACACGCGCGCCTCGATCGACGGCAACATGTTCGGCTACGACGAGCAGGTAGAGTTTACGGACATGGAGATTGAGTCCGAGCCTCACTACACTTGCCCAAAGTGCGGCATGGAAACTCCTGCAACGTCGCCTGATGGTATGGAGTGCCCGAACTGCGGCGCGTTCATGGGGCAGGAAAGCTACTACGGCGCCGGCGAAGGAAACCGCACTTCTCTGAAATCGCTTGGCGTGAAACGAGTGCCGCGGGCGGGCGTGAAGTGGACGCTACACTCTCCGATCGAGATCGATGCGGACCCGAAAGCCAAGGGCGATGATGCACTGACGAAGACGCCGATTCTCGCAAAAGATTGCGAGATTGATCTTGGTGAAGCGCGTCAGATGTTCCCACAACTCTATACGCAGATCCAGGCAGGCGCAGAAACCAGCACAACTCCAAACGCCAGCGCCGAAAAATTAGCACGCACAGACGCAATCAGTGCTATCGGCGGAATGGCAGCAGACAATGCGCTGTCAAACCCAACGTACTCAGAAGTTTGGGTTACGCCGATGGCCTACAACAAGAAAGGCGATCCGGCCTTTGCGCAGCGCATGAAAGCGAAGTTCCCTGATGGGCTAAAAGTGGCGATGGTTGGGGAACTGGTTGTTGACATCCGGGAAGCGGTTCTAGTGAAGGAATGGAGCCACTGTGCGCTCTACGCAAATCAAGGCATTTACTGCAGCGCGCTCGCGAACACAGCAGTAAGTTTCAATGCGCGGTTCAACCGCGTGATGTGGATTCTGGACGATTGGGCATCGCGTGCGGCGCTCGGTTTGAACTTTGCAGATGCAGCGCGAATCGATACCGAGAAAATGAGTGGCAAGGCAGTGCCGGCGGGCACGCTGACACCTGTGCCGATGCGGATCAATGGCGAACCGCGACCAATGACAGAACTGCTTGCCCATTTTGATCTCCCGATTAACCCGGCATTGTGGGGCTATCCCATGATGCTGATGACGTTCTGCGAAATCATCATCGGCATTCCGCGGCAGTTGAGTGGGCAAGGTACCCAGGACGATGTAGAAACCCTCGGCGGCCAGCAGTTACAGCTCGCGCGCGCAGCCACGACGCTCAAGCCCTATTGGGAGAACGTTCAGGACGAACACGCTGCAGCCAGCCAGAACGCTATCGAATGCTTGCAATTGCTGATGAAGACTGGCGCAGTCACAAAGATTTGGGATGTGATCGAAGAGCGCGGCGGCGCTTTCCAGAACAAAGAAGTGGACTGGGAGTCGATGCAAGGCGAAGTCGAATTCTCAATTGACGAAGATCAGAACTTGCCCGTATCGCCTGACGAAATCCGCACGGCCATTGAAACCATGTACGCCTCAATCGAGAAAGGCAACCCGCTAGCGGTGGAGTGGTTCTCGGTGCCAGCGAATCAGGATCTTGCACTCAGCACGATGTTGCCTGGCTCGGTACTTCCGGATGAAGCGCAGCGGCTCAAAACCGAGTGCGACATCCAGACCATCATCGAGCAAGGGCCGGAAGTGACCATGAATCCCGATGGAAGCCAAGGCACGCAATTGCCTGTACATCCGACCAAGGCTGAGAATTTCCCCGTTGCAAAGGCCGTCACACAGCGTTACATGTTGGAGCACTTTACGTTGCGCGTTGAGAACCCGCAAGCGTGGATCATGCTTAACCAGTATTACGACGAACTGGATGACATGGATATGAAGGTTGCACAGCAAGCCTCGGCACGGCAGTTGGCTGTCACACAGGCTGGACAGCCGAAGCCTCCGGCGCCCGACCCTGGCATGATGGCGGCAGTCCAAGAACTGCAAAAGCTCGCCGTAGCAATGAGCGACCAACTCGCGCGGCTCGCAACTATCGATCCGATGCTCACCAAGGGCACAATCACCGGACAGAAAGATGCGGCTGGCAAGGTAGTCGACGCGGCGATCGATGCGACAAAGGCCGTTATGGGAGGCAAGTGAAACAACGAAAATTGATCCCCCCTGAAAAACGGAAGAACAAGCAAGTTTTTCTATCGGTAAAGTGTCCCAAATGTGGCGCAGAGATTGGTCGTATGTGTCGCAACCGGGACGGTTCTCACTTTACCTGTGTTGATCGCATAGAGTTGTGTGTCACTGCGCACAAAACGTCTGAGGAGAAATAGTGGGCCGCGAACTCGAAGTTTCTCGGAACCTGATGCACTATCCCGCAGGAACGCTCTTGCTGGATGGCTGGCAGGTTCTTTGGCTGGATAAATATGGGCGGCTCTACATGAAGAGCATCGCCGATTTCACCGTAAAACCTAACGCAACACCTGGAGGAAAATAGTTATGCCAGATCTCGCAACTCCCGCAGCGCCAGCAGCACCCGCACCAGCGGCCCCGGCAGCGCCTAGCGCTCCTGCGCCCGTAGCGGCACCCGCACCGCCTGCACCAGCAGCGCCCGCAACTCCTGCTCCACCGGCTGCGGCGGCACCGGTAGCAGCGCAACCCGCAGCTCCGGCAGCGCCCGCGAAGTTTGATCCAATCAACTCCGCGACTCCGCCGGACTCGACGAAGTATCCCGACAACGAAGACGGCATTGAGCAATTCGGTGTCGATCAGGCTGCATGGGCCACCGCGCATCCCGAAGAAGCGCAACGACTCCGCTCCGAACGTCATGGGATGATTGAGCCCAAGGCAGAAGAGCCGCCCGACGCAATCGCGGAAGCAGCCAAGAAAGTCGAAGGCGAGGAGAAACCGCCCGAGACAAAGCCCGCAGAAGCAGTTGCCGCGCCAACGCCGGCAGCGATTGAGGAGTGGACAACCAAGAGCCCCGAATTTAAGGCGGTGCTTGACAAGGCTCCCGAACTCAAAGAGCAGATCATGAGCATGGCACGCGAGAACGAAGCGGCCAAGCCAGTGCTGGAGATCGTGAGCACTCCCGAGGAAGCGCGCTTTGCCGTTGACCATGCGAATCGCCTGGTAAGCCTGCAAACCAACTGGATGCTCAGCGCGGAAGATCCCGAGATGATTGGAACCGCGTGGGATCAAACCGTTGAGATGTTCAAAGAGCGCGACGGGGAAGGCAAGGAAATCCTCGAGAACGGCAAGCCGAAGCTCGGTGCTGATTTCCAACCGTTTGTGCGCAGGGCTGGCGCGACAGCGATCGAGGACTTAAATAACTCGGTCACTGGCACAATCGCAACGCTGAAAGCCCGTCTTGCGGGAAGCTATGCCAGCGAAGAACTGCGCGCAGCCGATGCCGATGCTCTCGAAAACGCCGAGTATGAGAAAGCGGCATTCGATTTCGTCCTTAACCGGCTGACAGCCAAAGAAACGCCCGCAGGACTTCCGGCTCTGCCGCCAGATGCCACGCCACAGCAGAAGGCATTGCAGCAGCAATTGGAAGAGCGCCAGCGCGCCCTCGACGCAAAGGAAGGCAAACAGACAACCGAATCGCGCAAGGCAGCGCGGGTTGCGCTGAACCGCGACGTCGACCGTGCCTGGACGCAGACCATCACCACGCAGATCGACACGATGGTAAACGCCATGAAAGAGCGTGGCGAATACCTCCCGGACTACGTTCTTAGCGACAAGTGGATTAACCCGCAAACCCAGAAGCCATCAAACGTGACTGACTTCGGAATGCGTTGCTATTTAAAACTCAATGAGGCGATCATGGGCAATCCCGTACATCGCGCGAAACTAGCCAGTCTGGAAGCTCTTGGGCCAGCCGGCAAAGACGCGCGAGTCGCTGAATTGACAACCCTCACGGCGAAGTACCTTCCAAAGATCGTGAATGCCCGGGTAAAAGAGATTCAGGATGGCATTCGGGCGGCAGCAGGCAAAAAGCCCGCGGCTCCGGCCGCTGGCGTTGCCCGTGTCGAACCGCATAGCCAAGCCACCGTCACTCCGGCAGCAATGGATGACAACCAACTCCGCACCTGGGCAGAAACGGAAGCGAAGAAAGATAAAGATTACGCTGGGATGACTCCGAAGGAACGTGAGGAATTTGTAATGGAATTGAGGGCCAAAAAGAAGTATGGTGGTTAGTACCCTCTTTATCCCGCCGCGCGAGTGCGCCGCGAGACCCGCAAGCAGTGCCAACAGCAGCTTTGTCACCGCGAGAAAGCTGACTCCCAACCAATAACCTCCGACACCCTTTCGATTGCTGGACGGTTAGAACTGCGGAATTAGAAGAGAGGGGACCAATCTATGCCTGTTCCGAATTACACGACAGCACAATCGCAATTGCCAATCATGTTGCAGGTTGTTGATGACATGGTGGCTTCCTCGCAGAACCTGGACCGCGGTATTGACAAACGCTTCCAGCAGTTCGGTGCGAAGGATATGGGCAAAGAGAAATATCGTCACCCGATTCAGTTCGATCAGGGCGGCCAGGGAGCTTTCTACAATCCCGATGGCGGCGGATATCCTGAAGGCACTGGGCCGGAATACCAACAGTTCATCGTGGCACCGATCCCGATTTTGATCGCGTTCGCCGCAACTGAATTGATGGAACGGATTGAGAAGTCGGCCGGGCTGGAGATCGTGAAACCGATTTCCCGCATGGTCTCGAATGCGAAAGACAAAATGGCCCACGTCCGCAACACGCTGACCCAGGGCTACAACCAGGGCATCGTGGCAACCGTCGACGCCACCTACGCTGGTGGCGCGACCGTGCCGCTGGCTTCGTCTCCCTTCGGCAACCGCTTGCTGGATCTCAACAACCAGTATGCCGTGACCGACGCGAGCGGCCAGTACAACATTGTCGGCACGCCGGCAGTCCTCGCTAAGTCGAACTCGACTGGCGCAACCATTGACACCGTGCAGTTGGACGCGGCTCCGGCTGGCCTCGTGGCTGGCTCGTCCTTCCTGCTCATGGGCTCGACCTCCGGCGCTCCGCTAGGCCCGCAGGGATTGCAGTACATCATCTCCACGTCGAACGTGGGCGATATGGACGGCATCTCGCGCAACCTGGCTCAGATGCAGGCCGCAGGCGTCAATGCCAACAGTTCGCCACTGACGCTTGGAATGATTCTCGCGCTCGACGTTCGCCAGAAACAAAACTCTGGCCCGGACATCGAAATCGGGAACCGTTTCTACTACACCTACATCTCGCAGCAGTCGACAGCTCGGCAGCTTGGCTTTGCCAAGACCACGCTGATGTCCACCAACGGTGAACTCGCGAACTTCAACATGTCGCCGAAATTGAGCGACGAGTGGAAGATCGGCACCGACATGGTGGAGATCGACACGACAGCCGCCAGCGACCGCATGTACTGGGCCAGCGGGATGTATCTCAAGCGAGTCCGCTATCCGGGCAGCCAGAAGTTTATCCCTGGCACGCTCAACGGGCTTTGGTGGCCGCGTTACAGCGCCGGACAAGCGACGTCTGAACGTGATTTATATTATCAAGATTCATACAATTACTACACCAACTTCCCCTGGGCACATGGAATCATCCATAGCCTCGGCGTGACGCCCTCAATGAGCGCGCCCGTCTAAACGGGGAACCTGAGAAAGAGAGAGCCGCGCCGGGCTTATAAACCCGGCGCGTTTTTATGGCCGAAGAAATCGTAATCCCGAAAGAAGCCTTTGACCTGTACTACAAAGGCAAAGGCGGAGAGATCAAGCAGATTCACATTCTGCATACTCCCGACCCTGGCGCGCGAGTGTTCACGCTGGCTGATGCGCGGCTGCTCGCACGCGAGATTGGGAAAGTGATGCAGACCGAAGGAGCGTAATGGCACTGCAAATCAAAATTCAAGGCGGCACTCCGAAAGCTGGTAAGGGGCTCTGCCATACGTGCAAAGCAGGCAATATCGTAGTTGGGCAGAACTGCGAAGAACGAATCATTTGCCGGGCGGACATGTTTCAGAGTTCACGAAATGTAGTTACTTTTCGCGTTGCTCAGTGCGGGTCTTATCATCCTTCGAACATTCCATATCTTCATGAAATGGAGCAGATTGCGTGGAAGGTGGAAGCACGCCGGCGCGGTCCCGCTGGTTTCACGCAACCCGAAGAAGGTGAAATGGAACTCGTCATCACCAAACCAGATAGCAACAAAAACTACAACGTTCCAGCGCCTCCCACGAGCGAGTAATGTACGAAGACCGCCCAGAGCGCGACACGCCACCGCAGATCAACCGCGACCTCGCGGAGTATGGCGGCCTCAGCCCAGATGGGCAACCGATCTGGCGTGTTGTGCTCGCGCAAAACTGCCGCATTCATTGCTTTGGACGAATGAACCGCTTAAATCCCGGCGCGGTGGATGCGATCACAGACACGACTCGCCCGACCGACATTGTTCCTGAACGCATTGAGGAAGGTGAATTTTGGGTGCCGCGGTACCAAGTCAAAGGCTGGATCTTGCAGCGCTGGTATCCGGCAGCCTGTTGGGGAACACGCGAGAAGTGGGAGAGCGAGAAAGCGCAGGACGAACGCACACGGCTCCTCGCAGCCTACCCACAACGCGGTGACTACATGATGATGCCGTGTGGACCCTGGCGCACGATCGCGGAGATTGGCGACTTGCATGGCGCGATCCGGTGTTACAACGCGCAGCAAGCGGCGAATCCGGTGAACTGGCAGAACCACATGCTTGCGTGGATGGCGCTGGACGCCGAAGATCGGCAACGCAAAGCCGATGACTTCGCGGACGAACTCGAATCGCAATACCGCATAGGCGTCAGTGGAGTGCTGCGCACGGTGAGCCCCGCAGCACAGGAATTCAGGAACTTGCTTGCGGCCCAGGCTGGTGGAATCAACTTTGGTGCGGCTGAGAAGTGGGGTAACTAAGTGAGACTTTCAAAGGAGAACTGCAATGCCCGAATCACCCAGTAATACCCAAGTAGTAATCGAAGAACCAGTGCCCGTAGTGCAGGGAGTACCCATGCGCGAAGGTGAAGAACAATTTGCGGCCGGAGTGAACCTGGAACACAATCGGCGCCGCGAATCCGAAATTTCTGAACTGCGCAAACGGCTCGAGCAGATGGAAGCGAGCGCTGGTGTACAGCCAGCCATGCGGAAATTCTCGAATTCTCTTTCTGCCCGAGCGCGCCAGAAAGTGATTGCCGCGGAAGTACAGCGGCTGGCAGCGGCTACGAAAAAGCACGGTGACGTGTGGGACGGCCCATGCGCTCCGGCGACCGTGCTGAACTTCAATCCTGTGAAGCTCACCTTACAGGGCGTGCTCCAGGATCAGTCTGTGCCGCCGGCGGGAGTCGGGAAAAAAGTCTCGCTCCAGTTCAAGGGCCGCACCTTCACCGCGAGCTATGTGACGTTCTGGAATGCGAAGGTTTGGGAAGTCATCATCGGCACAGAAAACCTCGAAGGCTTTGACGCTCCCTCAATCAAGGCAGACCACATCTCGCCCGTGGGCATCGCGCACCAGTTCTACTCGCACTACGTTACCGGCTCGATCGATGCGGAGAACATGGGCGGAATCGTCATCTTCGAAGGCGACGTGCATACACTGGATGTGAAGCGGCGCGAGCGCAACAACAACCTGATCCGCGTGCCGATCATCGATCCTGAACTCAGTGATCCGGCTCACAACGTCTACAAGATTCAGAACATGGACTTCGATACCTGTCTCGAGGAAGCGCTCACGAAGCAGCGCCAATACGCCGAATTCCAGATTTCCGAAGGACACCGCTTCGCGAACAGTCGCGCCGATGATATTCGCAACCAACTCAGTCCGTATCACGTGCTCTGGCACAACTGGGCAGTCGACAAGGGCTACAAAACCGAGAAAGAGGATTGGGCGACGAAGAAACTCAGCGATAGCCCGACCGTTCAAGCAGTCAGTTGCCCCGGCTGCGGCACGCGCCAAAGCGAAAAGGGCGAGCACTTCTGCAAGAACTGCAATGCGCCATTCGATGCGTTCAAGACGTTCATGGCTGGCTTGCCGGTTCCGGCCGTGTGGCTCGAGCGCTACGAAGGCGATGAGTGGGATGCCATCGTGAAGGAATCGAAACGGCGAGCGGACAAGCGCGCGCTGCTCAACACCAACGACGCCGAGGAAGAACCGCGGCGCAAAGGGAAGCAGACAGCCAAAGAGAGCTAACCCATGCCACAGGCTAACGTCATTCCAAATACGCTTGGTGATGTGATTCAGAGAATCCAGGGACTCGCCGGTGACAAAACTGGATACCTCTACTCGCGGAACTACCTTGTTCCACTCATCAACCAGGCGTATGAGGAAATGGCGTTGCAGATCAAAAACGCCAGTGGGAAGAACTTCGAAGCGCTCGTTGAATTGCTCGCCGTGCCGCAGGGAACTTCCGACCTCTCTGACTATCAGAAGTGGGACGGTCCCAACCAGACACGCGGGCAACTCTTCGGGCTCTTTGATCCGATTCGCATGTGGGTGAAGACTGCCGGTGCGTTGCCGCAGTTCTACACCGAAGCCTACGGGCCGCGCGATACCCTTCCCCACGTTCAACCGCCAGGAATCACGCCGGGAAACTACGCGGTCATCGTCACCTATGCGTGGATTGGCTACAAACTCTCCATCACTCCGGTTGCGGGACCAACCGATATTCAGGTCTATGGACGCTTCGATCCGCCTCCACTGCAGAAGGACGAAGATCAGTTGATGCTCTATCCGCGCATGACGATGGTGCTGGCGTCGGCAACGCTTGCGTGGACTGGCATTGAACGCAGCAATACAACGATCTTTGCCGGAGCCGAGCAGCAAGCCGTAGCAGGAGTCGACAACATCGTTGCGGACATCATTCGGCAGTGTCAGAAGAACCCGCGGCGGTTGGCGAAGATGGGAAATAGTACGGGAAGTGGCTGGTATGGGTGGGGCCAGGGATTGTGGTACTAGAACAAATTTTCTGAGGAGGAAATCAACATGTCGGTAAAACTTCAGTATCTAGGCGAGACAGAATTCAACAACAACAAAGGCTTTGTGCTGCAGGCCACATTCACGGGCAACTATGGTGTGAACGGCGTGGGCGACCTTTTGAACCTCACTCCGAGCCAGAACCAGGGCACGGACGGCGGAATCACCGACCCGAAGGACGCCTACAACCATTTCCTGCAGCAGCCGCCAACGCTCTACGGAGTGCTCAACGCTGACATCGGTGGCTCCTACGTCTGCATTCACCCGAATGCCGTCCCGACGCTGAAGAACTTCGGACTCATCATGTATGAGCCCGGTGGCGCGGAGAAGGCAACGAACGCGGCTTACACTGCGGCGGAGCTTGCTGGCTCGGTGCAACTGTTCTTCGCTATCCCGGCACAGCAATAGGATTGGCCGAGTTGGGCCGGTTTCGCAGTCCGGCCCGGGCCTCGGATTAGGCTGCCATTGGAAGTTCAGCAGTTGATTGTTTTGCAGACTTCTAATCGCTTGCAAAATTTGCCGACAATTGCCAACGGCCAACAGATAGCGCAATCAGCGTACACCAGAGAGACAAAGCGTGCAATGGGCTGGTAAGCCGTTAGTTCAAAATCGATTCCTCGGATTGGTGGATCAGGACGACAGTACCAATCTGCCGCTCGGACTGGCATCTCTCTGTGACAATGTGGACTTCACTAGAGACTCGGGCGGCCCCACCCAGGCCGTCACTCGCGCGGGGAACAACGCTGCTATGCAATGCCTCGACGACGAGGCACCCGTCACAGGACTGCTCGGCTTCCTTTACTCTCCGGTAAGTGCTTCGGACCCGGTTTTCCAGCTTCCACTCGCCTTCCAGCCAACCCAAGGATCTCAATTCGAAGATCCAGTTGGCTCTGGCCATATGGTGAGATTCCCACAAACGAACTTCACCGAACCGCAGAATGCGCACGCTATCCAGGCGAGTGCTGGTAACAAAGTCTTTACCGCGTACAGCGACCTTTTGAAAGCACTGAGCGCGATCTCTAACATGGACCCCAAAGCGAAGACCATGAATCCCTTTGGCATGAAGCCATTCGGGTTCCGCTGGCTTCCGAACACGCCTGTGCTCAAGGGCGAAGTCTGCACGCCTCCAACGCCAGCAAACGGCAACGGTCACACCTACCAGGCGCAGAACTCAGGCACGACTGGCGCGAACGCTCCAATCTTTCCGCTCACAGAAGGTGGAACGATCGACGACAACGGCATCACGTGGAAAGAGAAGACGATGGTTATTGCCAACCGTCTTCCAGCTCCCGCGCAGCCGGCGCTCGCTCTGCACAGCGGTGGCACAATTGCCAGCGGAAAAGATGTCTACATCGTCATCACGCTGGTGAATCCGCAGGGCGAAACCTTGCCGTCAGTGCCGCTTTTCATCACAACGATTGCTGGATCGACCGAGGTTCAGGTTACGATTCCAACGCTTGCATCGATGGCTGGATGGATTCAAGGGCTTCCGCCGGCACTCTATCGGCCAAGCGCCGCGAAAGTCTACGTTGCGATCGTCACGCATTCCGCAGACGCGCCGGCGCTTTCTACCTATCAACTGTTCGGAACAACAACGGCGCTCGGCGCAACCCTAAACGTCACTGGCGCAGGGACAGGAGCAGCGCCGCCAACGACATGCTCTGCGCGCGTTACTGCTGGGCAGCTTCCCACACCAACAACCGAGCCAAACATTCAGCGGCTTCCCGCAGGCAGCGTAGTTCCTCCGCCTGGGCCGCCCGCCGTTACTTTGGTTGGAGGAGTCGGCGGAACGTGGACTTCGGGACAGGTTTACCAGATTGCGTTGACCCTCGTGAACGGTGCCGGCGAAACCACGCTTGGCGAAATTACGAGCATCGAAGTCACCGCAGGAGGGCAAGGCTTCCAAGTCAGTTTAGCGGCAAGCTATGGCCCGACTGTCACCGGAGTCAACATCTGGGTTTCACAGACGAATTTCTCCCCGGGCGGCTGGTTTGATGGTGGAAACCCGCACGCGCTCGGAACAAGCCCCGTACTTCTCACAGCGGGCGCCAACACGAATATTCCCGCAGCCAACACAGCCACTCTGCCGGCAGGAACCTTTGCGGCAGGGCGTGATGTGTACGTTGCGCAGACCTACACCAACGCGCAAGGAGAAACGCCGCTAGGACCGCCAAACAGCGTTATCAACACAAACGGCAATGATGCTGTCCTCGTGAACGTGGCAGTCCCGCTTGGCCCGGATAATCAGCAACTCTACACAATCTCAAGTGTCGGCATCTACGAAGCGGATGTTCCGACAGGCGATCCCGCGCCTCCATCCTCCGCCTTCGCGCTCGTAGGCTACTATCAGGCCCAGGATCAGCCGATCATCCTCTCGGCCGCTACAGGGCCAAATCCGCCGATCACGAATACCACTGGCCCGGGCGGAGCCATCGTTGCTGACACAGCCACAGGTGGAGCGAACGGCACGCAAGGCTATCGCTACGCTGCGATGGGATGGATCAACCAGGAAGAAACGTTCTCCGGCTTCACCGCGGGTAGCGTCGTCAGCACGATCATTGACCTCGATGGCTACGAAATTGGAGCATTCAACATCCTCACAGGAATGCCGAATGTGGTTGGCCGATACATCGCGTTCGGAATCGCGGACGGCACGCAGGCTGGACCGTTTAACTGGATTGGCAACGTTGACCTCCAAGTGCCATCACAGAATGACGTTTACCCTGATCAAACACTCGTCGACCAAGTAGAACAGAGTGCGACAGTGATTCTCGACAACGAGACGACGCAAGCGTGGTTCAACTTTACTGACACGTATCTAACCACAGAAAACAACGTCGATGACCGACTAGAAATCACGATTCCTCCTACGGGCGTGC